AACCCGGTGTGGCATATCACCAGGGAGGCCTTCCCAAGCATCGCGCAGTTGAACGGGCCAGCGGGTAACCCATCGTATGTGTTCATCCCGAATGCCAGAGAGGGTATGCCAGCGACGCTGTTCGGTTATCCCATCTTCTGGACGGAAAAGCTGCCCAGGTTGGGCGTGCAAGGTGACATCTTGCTGGCGTCCTGGGACATGTACCTCGTGGGAGACCGGCAGCAGACGACTATCGACGCCACGAACGTCTTCCGGTTCAGGGATGACGTGACGAGCTGGCGTGCGGTCCACCGAGTTGACGGCCAGCCGTGGCTCAGTCAGCCGGTGACCCTGGCCGATGGCAACTGGCAGATCTCGCCTTTCGTGATCTTGGGCGACGTGGCGACATAAGGAGGCCAATGAAATGAGCAGCTATACAGAACGATTCAGTGAAGGGTATGAACTCCTGGCTAGTATCTCGCCGCAGGCCGCCAACGGCACCGTGGGCGAGCATAACACTGGCTGGGTGAACGTGGAAAACTATCACCGGTTGGTAGTCATCCTAACGGCTGGTGAGCCGGGCGGTGCGTCGACCATCGACGTAGACTTTGAAGAAGCGACAGACAACGCTGGCACAGGTGCGCAGAACGTGGCCGGTAAGGCCATCACGCAGCTAGTGGCGGCAGACGCAGGCGATACGGTATATGTTGAAGTACGTACCGAGGAGCTTGACGTGAACAACGACTATGTCTGGGTCAACGCCGAAGTGACCGTTGCGGTCAATACCTATACCTACGACTTGAAGCTGTACGGTCGAGTGACCAGGTATGCGCCGGTCAGCGTGACCAATATCGCAGAGATAGTCGACTGAGGAGGGTTAGGGTAGGGAGTTTAGCAGCTCCCTACCCTGCCAAACATGCAGGTCAAGTTGTTATCGACGCAGTACATCAGCGTCATGGGCCAATTGAAGCCACATTACCCCGGCGACTGGGTGGACGTGAGCCGCCAGGTGGCGCAGCGGTGGTTGGCCGAAGGGTCAGCCACGATACCAGGGTTAGATAACGCGCAGGCCATCGCCGGCGACCTGAGCGACTGTTGCCTGATCGTGCGCGGCAAGATCGGTCAGGCCAAGGCCATCACCTCCAGCTATTGGCAGCTTGAGGCGGCGGAGTGGGACGGCAAGTTGCCCCAAAAGCGCAACCTGATCTGGAATCCATCTCAGATCGTCCTGTCGCCGGAGCAGGCGCTGGTCGGCTTCAGCCGCGTCGAGAAGACCAGGCCAGAATACGACGCCTGGGAAGTGGCGGCCATGTTGCAGGGCAAGAATTCGATGGCGTTGCATTACGGGCCGGAGGACGAGCGGCAAAAGACCAAGCGCGTGGTGGGTGACCTGCGCGTGCCGGTCTACAACACCGCCGCGCTGTGGGTCCGCAATACAAGCGCGGTGAAAAGATTGCTACGCGAGTGGTGGGCGGCAGTTGAGGCCGGGGCAGACGAGCGCCACGCATTTCTAAGGGTGCTGTACAAAGTGCCGGTGCTGCTGTGTACGCTGCCCGCCGGTTGGGTAGGCATCAGGTGAAGCGTGGTGTTCTGTATGTCGCCTATGGCCCGGCAGCCATCTACGAGGCTGAACGGTCCATTCTGTCGCTGAAGCGCTATCATCCCGCCTGGCCGGTGCTGGTTGTGGGAGAGAAACGATTGCAGGGCGCAAAGTTCATCAAGGTACCAGACGACAATGACAAAGCGCCCGGCAGGTGGGCAAAGGTGAGGCTTGACCAGTTCAGCCCGTTTGACGATACACTTTTTCTGGACGCTGATACGCGAGTTTACGGCAAATTGGACATAGGCTTTGACCTGCTGGCTGCAGGTTGGGAACTGGTCATGATCGCCAGCGGGCCGCAGGCCGAAGAGGCGCTGGGCCACCTGTGCCAGAAGGAACGATACGAGACGTTGACCGAGACGGTCGACCCGCTGCAACTCAACACCGGCGTGATGTGGTTTCGCAAGTGCGAGCGGGTAGGGCGGCTGTTCGATGAATGGCGCAGGCAATGGGAGCGATACAAAGACAAGGATCAGGGCGCATTGTTGCGGGCGCTGGAGGTCAGGCCGGTCAAGCTGTTCCTGCTGGGCAGGCCGTTCAATGGCGGCGCGGTCGTGGCGCATCGGTTCGGCGCGTGTAGGGTCAAGTGAGAGACATCGCAATCATCATACCAACGTTGGACAAAAAACGCGGCGAATCGACGGGCGCGATGGCGCTGGCGAACGCGGGCCAGTGCGAAGCGACGTTGATCGTGTCGCATGACCCGGAGCGGACCGGCTTTACCCGCACCTGCAACCGTGGCATCAAGCGGGCCGGGCCAGATACCGACATTTGCCTCTTGAACGATGACGTGCTTTGGTTTCAGCAGGGATGGCTAGCGACATTGCAGCGGGCGCTGTACAGCAACGGCAAGTTCGCCTGCATCGGTCCGAGCGGCGGCAGCAACACCAGCCCGATGAGAGGCGGCAAGCTGGGTATGAGGGGCTTGCAGGCCGTGAGGCACCTGCCGTTTTGGTGCGTTCTTATCAAGCGCAAGACCATCGACAAGCTGGGCCTGCTGGACGAGCGATTCATCCATTACGCCAGCGACAGTCATTATTGCGACCGGATCAGGAAGCACGGCTGGAAGGTGGTCTGGTGTAGGGACGTGTTTCTAAAGCACAAACGGCACGGTAGCAAACTCCAGAGCAAATGGAAAAAGCACGATCAGGCATTGTACAGGCGGGGGCGCAAGAAGTGATGGAGTATAAGGCAATAGCAGCATCCAATGTTTTTGCATTGGACGAGGCTGTCAACAAACTCATTGCACAAGGATGGAAGCCTATTGGTGGTGTAAGCATCGCTATGGTGACCGATGGCAAGCCGTCAGAAAAGTATCTCTACGCCCAGGCCATGATCAGGCAGAATCCGGGGCCAAGGCCCGTCTCCATCAAGCGTTTCGCGGGCGGTGAGTGGCAAGCCGAGGAAGAGGGGTAGCAATGGGCGACCATGAACAGGCGTTCAGGAAAATCTTGCTGGGCGCTTCCCTGGCAGCAGTGGCGGCCAGCGTCACCGTGATCGCGGTCGGCTCAAATGACGCCAGGTGGGGAGTCGCCACCTATTTCATGGCGGTGGCTATCATCTCCTACCTGCTGGCGAAATTGCAGTGAAGATCGTGGTTTACACCGCCATCTTTGGCGTCATCGACCCGCTCTGGTCGCCGTTTCCGGCGGCGCTGGACGTTGAGCATGTATGCTTCACTGACAGGGCAAGGACAAATAGAGGACTATGGACGCACCAACTGACCGAGGACTGGCCGGAGATGCTGGACGGTTCGGGTGGGATGCGCCCGCTCAGGCAGGCGTGGGACGTGAGAGTCATCAAACCGCGATTCGGCCACCGCAAGCAGGCGCGGCACTGCAAGACGATGGTACACGAGTACCTGCCGGACGCTGACGTGACGGTGTGGCTGGACGGCAACGTGAGGCTGATGGTGCCGGTCAAGTGGGCGGTGAGGCGCTGGCTGGGTGAGGCAGACTTTGCCACGTTCGATCACCCGGACCGGCGGTGCTTGTATGAGGAAGCCGCATTCTGCATCCGCAGGGGCAAGGGCAACAAAGGCCGCTTGCAGGCGCAGGTCGCCGCGTACAGGGACGCGGGGATGCCTACCCGCTGGAGCCTGCCAGAGACGAAATGTGTCATCCGGCGCAACACGCCCGAAATGGCCGAGTTGAATGAGGCATGGTGGGCCGAGATACGGCAACGAAGCCTGAGGGACCAGGTGAGCTTGCCTTACGTATGCTGGAAGCTGGGGCTAAAGTGGAAGCCGATACCAGGCCGGGCCGGGCTGGAGAGCTATCCAGGCAAAAAGAACAAAGCGTTTTGGTATACCAAGCATAGGAAGGCGAAACAATGAATCTAATACCTATTTGGTATTTTATGAGAAGCAAAAAGGCAATCCGAGAGATAAAAGACGGCGATATTTGGTATGTCATTGCCATGTTCCTAATCCTGCTTATTGTTTTCATTGTCTTTACCTTTTTTATACCCTGGTGGGAAGCATGAGAAATTTCATTATCATCGGCGCACAACGGAGCGGCACGACCAGCCTGTATGAATACATCTGCGCCCACCCGAAGGTAGAGCGGGCCAAGCACAAAGAGATCCACTTTTTCGACTGGCAGTACGAGCGCGGTTTCACGTGGTACAAGTGTCAATTCCCCAGGACGCATGGCCTGGCTATCACCGGCGAGGCATCGCCCAGCTACCTGTTTGACCCTGCTGTGCCTGAACGGGTTAAGCGGCACAAGCCGCACGTCAGGCTAATAGCTATCTTGCGCAATCCGGTTGATAGAGCCTACTCGCAATACTGCCACAACAAGCGGCGCGAGACTGAGCCACTGACGTTCAAGCGGGCGCTGGAAGCGGAAGAGGAGCGGCTACAGGCAACGGAAACCAGCAAACCGAGTTATAAGCAGTTCATGGAATGGTCATACAAAGCGCGGGGACGCTACGCCGAGCAACTGCTGCGCTGGCTAGCGCTGTTCCCGCCGGAGCAGCTGCTGGTGCTCAGGGCTGAAGACCTGTTTACCTTGCCTGCCGAGACGATGGCGGTCGTGTGGGAGTACCTGGAACTGGAGCCGGTGTACCAGGAGGAATACGAGGCGCACCGGGCGCAATCCTATCGCGTCTACGCCAGCACGCGGGAATACCTGGCCGACTATTTTAGGATACACAACCAGACGCTGGGTGAGATGCTGGGGAGGGATTTTGGCTGGGGCTAGGGTGTTGTTCGTGCGGCACTTTACCAAGCTGTTCGGCGGCCACGTTCGCCACTGGCACTACTACCAGCACGTCAAGAAGGCGCAAGGTTACGAGCCACTGCTGCTATTCAAGGGCAATTGGGACAGGGCGGACAACCCGTGGCAGGGCGAGCCGAGAATGGCGAAGCTGAACTGGGGCGGCGTCAACGTGCTAGTCGTCGGCGGCACGCACTGGGACATGGTCGATAAGGTGCCTTGTAACGTGCCGATCATCAATCTCATCCAAGGCGTTCAACATGGCGACCCGCCGAGAAGCAAATACCTAAGTAGGCGAGCGATCCGCATCTGCATGAGCGAAGAGATAGCCAAGATCATCCGGAGGCGGGCCAACGGGCCGGTGTACGTCGTCAATC